ATAAGGAATTGTATTGATTAAAATCAATGAAATTATAGGCAATGTTTATGATTTAAAGAATAATAAAATTTTATCAGAAAAATCTGAATTAAATTTTGATTCTATTATCAAAACATCTACAACAGGATATATAAATTTATCTGTTGGAAATAAAGAAATTACCTTACTTGGTGACGATACTTTGAGCCTTAATAAATTCACTAATACCACTAAAAATACTGAAAATATTGATAATTCTGATACTTCAAACACTACCGAAAACCTTAATATTATTGATAATAACTTATTGGATATTCCTAATCTTATTTTAGACGTATAAATTTTATTCTATAATTTAATTTGTAGTCAATAATAAGGATATTAATTTAATGGCTAATTTTAAGTCAGAAGATAAATTTAAACATAATTTTAAATATATAGATAAATTAGTTGAAAAAATAGAAAATAATGAGTTAATACGTATTAATAATTCTGATGTATCAATTAGTAATACATTTGATATAACATTACTTAAAATGATTATAAATGAGAATTATACAGAGCAGTATAAAAAAGAATTTATAGATTATGTGTTGTCTAAGAAAATCTTTAAATCTGATAATTTAAATTATAAATTTACGGATATTGATAAATCGCAATTTACATCTAATAATGCTTCAGGGAAATATTTTAGTTCTGCCACTGAATTAGCAACTATACAATCAATTAAAAATTATCAACTTGACAAAAATAACTATATCCCTGATATTAATAATTTAAACAAATTATCTAAATCACATAATTTAGATTTTGAATTTGATGAATCTAGTTATGATAAATGGTATAATACATTTTTAAGAACACCTATATTATTAGATAAATTCTTAGATAATATTAATGATTTTGAAATTATAGGCGTGGATTGTGATGATTCTGAAATATGTGATATTTACTTAAATATATCTAAGAAATTTAATTTAAGTAAAGATACTTGGAATCCTGCTGATATAGTGTGTATAAGAAAAAATAAAAAATCATATATATTAGATAATTTAAATTTATTATTACAAAATAGTTCATTACAGCAAATAAATTCATTTCTTTATATATTACATAGAGATTTAGATTTAGTTTCTGTATCTCTTAAAAAGATAAATCCTAATTCTGACGGCGAGTATAGAGTTTTTAATCAACCTAATCAAATTGATTTAGATTATGAATTTGAATTGTTAGACTTGCCTTGTGATTTTGAAGTTTCTGATAACAAAGATAGTATCTTTAAAACACAAGAAATAGGTAGTTTTACACTTAAATTTAAGAATTATCAGGATAGATATTTAAGGTTTCAATGTAGATTATTTCCTGCTTCTAAAGTAGGTATTACTCAAATAGAAATTACAACAGATGGTAAGCAAACCGATGGACGTTTAGGTAAAGTATCAGTTAATATAATTGATAATCTTTATCAAAATTATAATCTCACTAGAATTAACTCAATTAAGAAATATCATAACTTTGATTTTAATCAATTTACCTTAGATGATATTAAAGAATTTTATAATTATTATCTTAATGTATCAGAATTAAATCAATCAAGACAAACAGCACCAAGTTCGTCTATAAATATACTAAATTTTGATGAATTTTGTAATTTATTTGAATTAGCAAAATCAAATTCAGACAATACTATAAGATTATGTGCTAAATTGCAAGGACTTAAATTTTGTTATTTAATCTCTTTAATGTATAAAGATAACAATATAAATTTATTAGGTAATTCATTATATAAGACTGCTAATAAAGTAACTGATAAATCTGCCTGCTATCTTAAAATATACTAAATTTAAGCATAAATTAAATACTATTGATATATAATTCATCAATATTAACTTAGTTAAAAGGATAATAATGCAAGAACAAAATACAAACAACACAAGTAATACAATTAATATCATTAAAACAAATGGTAATATTGAGCCGTATAATGCAGAAAAGATAAATGAAAAAGTAGCATATGCTTGTGAAGGATTATCAGGTGTTTCAGTTTCTGATGTTGTAATGAATGCTAGTATCAGAATATCTAATAATACAAAGTCTTTGGATATTCAAAAAGCACTAATACAATCAGCAAATGAATTAGTTTCTGAAGAAACACCTAATTATGAAATAGTTGCAGGTAGATTATTAAATCAAAAATTAAGAAAAGAAGTTTATAATTCTTATGAACCTACTAAATCATTTTATGAATATATAGTTGAACGTGTTAAAAAAGGGTATTACGATAAAATTCTACTTGACAAATACACCAAAGAAGAATTAGATTTTTACGGCTCTAAAATTAAATATAAACAAGATGAAACATTATCTTATATATCTGTTAATCAATTTTATACTAAGTATCTAATTAAGAATAAGCAAGGTAAAGTTATCGAAACACCACAAGAATCTTATATGCTTTTAAATTTGTGCGTATTTGCAGAACACCCTGAACGTAAAAAATATATTTTAAATGGATATAAATTTTTATCTGAAAAAATGGTATCTTTGCCTACGCCTATTATGAACGGATTAAGAACAAATTATAAGAAATTTATAAGTTGTAATGTTATTGATTTAGGTGATTCTGTTGAGTCTTTATCAACTGCTTTGGATAGATTTTTGAGAATGACTGCTTCTAAAGCAGGTATAGGATTTAATTCAAGTAGAATTCGTGGTATAGACGCTGATATAGGTGGTAGAATGAAACACACAGGTGTTTTACCATTATTAAAAGCGTATGAGTCGGCTACAACGGCACTAACTCAATCTGGAAGACAAGGTGGCTCGAACAATAACAACGTTTGGTATCATTATGAAATAGAATTAATAGCACAACTTAAAGACACTAGGGGAACTGCTGAAACTAGAACAAGGCATACAGACCAATCAATAATTATTAATAATTATTTTCTTAAAAAAGCCTTAAATAAAGAAGATATTTATTTATTTCATCCTAATCAAGTTCCAGGATTATATGAAGTTCTAGGTAATGAAGAAGAATTTGCTAAATTATATGAAAAATATTCAGATGAAATACCTAAAAAAGATAAGAAAAAAGTAAATGCTTATCAATTATTAGATTTAATACTATTTGAACGCTCTTTTACAGGTAGAGTATATTTAATTTTTGCAGATAATATGTATAAAGGTTCTTGGAAAAATCCTGTTTATAATTCAAATTTGTGTTGTTTTACAGGCGATACTGAAATAGGCGTTTTAAATATTAGTAAAAAAGATTATGAATATTATCCAATAAAACAACTAGCAGAAATGACACAAGAACAATTAAGTAATTTAAATGTTATAACTGTTAAAAAAGATTATAATAATGATAGATATAAAAGACAATCAGAATTTATGCCATTTACTGCATTTAAAACAGGTATTAAAAAGATAGTTACACTTAAAATTATTGATACAGATACAAAAGCAGTTTATAAAGTAAAATGCACCAAAGACCATAAATTTTTAACATCAGATTCAGAATTTGTAGAAGCAAAAGATTTATTAAATAAAACTTTATTTGATATTCCTATGATAAATGCAAAAGAATCATATTGCAATAAACAAAATTATATATATAAAGTAATTGAGATAATTGATGAAAATAAAATAACAGAAGTTTATGATTTAAATGTTCCTGAAACTCATAACTTTATGCTTAGTAATGGTATTATAGTTCATAACTGCGAAATTCAAGTGCCTTCAACACCTTTAGACGGCTCTTTAGGAACACCTGAAATAGGTTCTTGTATTTTAGGCGGTATTAATCACGGATATGCAAAAGATGATGATATAGAAGCAATATGTGATTATCTTGTAAATTTCTTAGATTATATGATAGATTATTCAGATTATTTAATTCCTGAAGTTGAGTATTCTGCTAAAAAACGCAGAACTTTAGGTATAGGACACTCTGATATATTCCATTATCTAGCCAAAAATAAGAAATTTTATAATACCACTGAAGGTCGTGAGTTAATCCATAACAGAATTGAAAAGTGCTATTATTATCTACTTAAAGCAAGTAATGAACTAGCAAAAACACGTGGTAAATGTGATTTATATGATGATACTAAATATTCAGATGGATATTTAACCTTTGATGAATATAAAGACCATAAAGAAACAAATTTTAAACTTTTAATGGATTGGAAAACATTAAGAGAATCTATTAAAGAATACGGATTAAGGAACTCAACCGTATCAGCAGTTGCTCCATATGGTTCGTCATCTATGGTTAGTAATTCAACACCTGGAATTGAGCCACCACGTGAATTAGTTACAATTAAAGGTGACAAATCAACAAAAATTATGAAATTAGTGCCTGAATATGCAAGATTTAAGAATTATTATACTACTGCTTGGGGTGATGATTTTAATAATATTGATTATTTTAAATTTATAGGGATAATTCAGAAATTTACAGACCAATCAATATCAACAAATCAATATACTAATGTTTTAAAATATAAAGATAATATTGTGCCATTGTCTGAAATTATTAAAGAAATTTTAACTGCTAATAAATATGGTCTAAAGACTTTATATTATCAAAACTTCTTATCTATTGAGAATAAAGACGGAATTTCTGACGAAAAACAAGAAGGTTGTGGTTCAGGTGGTTGTGTCGTATGATAGATTTTATAAATTTTAGTATTAGTTGTGTAATAATTCTTATACTATTAATACTATTTTTATATTTAGTTAAATTTATCAACAACTAAGCAATTAAAAATAATTAAAGGGTGCTTCAAAACACCCTTACGTTGTTTAGTAAGGAGCAACCTAAACAACATATATATTTATACTTCTTAAAATACAAAATCGACTTTTATTTAAAATTAATCAAATTTATTATATAATATCTTAAAAATATTTAAGGTTATAAATGAATATAAGAGAACAAATCATTGATTTAATCAATAGAAGAAGACCAAAATCACAAATTTATAATAATAAAGATTATATAGATTATTTAAATAATTTAAATTTAGATTTTGATATTTATGATTATAACTTACTTCGTGCTTACTTATTAGGATATTTAAATAAATGTGCTTATTGTGGCAAATATTGTGTTAAGAAATTTTGTAGTTCTGTATGTAGCAATAAATCAAGAACTAAAGAAAAACAACCTAAAGTTTATCTATCACAAGAAGAAAAGACAAGACGTGCCTTACAAGGCAAAATTGACAAATATGGCTATCTTTATAACAATTCAGAAAAAGCAAATAAAACTAAATTAGAAAAATACGGAACACTTGATTTTTCAGATAAAATTAAGAAAACTATTAAAGAGAAATATAATATTGATAATGTATTTCAATTATCAGAAACAAAAGAAAAATCTAAGCAAACTAAATTAGAAAAATACAACGATATAAACTATAATAATCAAGAAAAACATCAGCAAACTTGCCTAGAACGATATAATGTTAATCATCAATCGCAACGCCATATCACTAATATTGAAAATTTAAACTCTGAATTTGTATTAGAGAATTTTACAGATTTAAAGTTTTATGATTATAATAAATTTAAAGAATATTTTAATTTAGATAAATCAGCAGAACTAAAATATAGGGGATTATTTGGTATTACTAAACCTATTAAACCTTATTATAAATCAGAATTAAATTTAATTAATAAGATATTAGAATTAAAACCTAACAATCAGCATATTAATATAATTCATAAAGATAGAACTATAATTAATCCATTAGAATTGGATATCGTATTGCCTGATATTAAATTAGCGATAGAATATGATGGTTTAATGTATCATTCACAAGGTTCAGATAGGTATTCTAAATTTAAGAATATAGATAAGAATTATCACTTAAACAAAACTGAATTATGCTTAGAAAAAGGATATACTTTATTTCATATCTTTGAATCTGATAATATAGATATATGGTTATCAATGATTAAAAATAAGTTAAATTTAATTCCTGTTAATAATAAAATTTATGCTAGAAAATGTATTATTAAAGAAATAAAATCATCTGAAACTATTGAATTTCTTAATTTAAATCACTTACAAGGCTATTGCAATGCAAGCATAAATTTAGGATTATATTATAATAATGAATTAGTATCATTAATGACTTTTGCTAAACCTAGATTTAATAAAAAATACGATTATGAATTAATCAGATTCTGTAACAAATCAGGATTTTCAGTTATTGGCGGAGCAAGCAAACTATTTAATTATTTTATTAAGAATTATAACACTAAAAGTCCTAAATCAATAATTACATATGCTAATAGACGTTTTAGTAATGGCAAAATTTATGAAACTTTAGGATTTAAATTTTTAAGAAAAACAGAACCTAATTATTTCTATTTTAAGAAAAATACATTAACTTTACTATCAAGAAATCAATTTCAAAAACACAAACTAAAGGATAAATTAAGTTTATTTGATTATAATTTGTCCGAATCAGAAAATATGTTTAATAATGATTATAGACGTATTTTTGATTGTGGCAATTTAGTTTATGAATATATCAACAATGAAATATAGGATTATAGGAGTTTAAGATGACAAATTTACAATTTATATTTTTAATAGGTGCTATTATTTGCTTATATCTTAGTTTGAGTGAATGATTATGGATATAATAGGTAATTTTGATTTATTAGAGTGTATTGTAATATCTTTTATAATATACCTAATTATAATTATCAATAAGGGTAAATTATGATAACTGATTTTCAATATTTTTGTTTAATTTCAATATTATTTTCTATATTTATTTTAATATGTAATAGTATTATATTAACAGATTTAAAATCTAAAATTTAAGGATATAAGATGTTAGAAGCAGGATTAATTGTTTTAGGATTGTTTGCTTTAGTTTATGTTGTGATTTCTCACGAGTGGTTTAAACCGATTGAATAAAAATTCCCCCTTAAAGGGGGAGTTAAATTATTTTGCTAGTGCAGTATTAGCGAAATCAACACCAAATGTTCTAGCATATGCTTCAGGATTCAACGGAGTTGTATCAAGTGCATATCTTGTTCTTAGAATAAGTGCAGGTTGTCCGCTCTCAACATCTGTTACTCTGATGAATGATAGTGGTGTATATGGAGCGAAAAATCCTAGACTATCACGTCTATCAGCACCTTTATAAAGTAGAGTTGCATAATCATTTGTAGCATATTGGTCGCATACAACTTTGTATTTACCATCAAATATACCTGCAACACCGCCTGATAGTGGTTGAACTACTGCTGAATCTTGTTGTGCTGTTCTAAATGAACCGACTTGCTCTAGCATTGTTACAACTTTTGGACTGCAAAGAATTATATTTGCTTGACCGCGTTTTGTATCAATACCTATTTGTCTTGCTTCATTAGCAATTTTGATAACTTCTGCTCTGTATTTCTCAATTTCCCATCTACCATCTGCACTATGTGGAGCAAATGCGTTAGGAGTTACAACTGCGTTGCTATTAACGAAATCTACAACTTCTCTATCAATCTCTGATTGAAGTTCAGCACTCATTAGACTCATAAGTTCTTCATCTGCAAGAAGTCCGTGTTGTGCTTTTAGGTCTTCATACATCTCTAAAGTATAGCGTCCTTTTAGTTTTCTTGTTTTAACTTCAACTGCTTTTTTCTCAATACCGAATCCAACTTCAGCCATATCAGTTGCAAGTTTCTCGCCAACTGCTGTTGTTACTGAACCTGTATAATTTTTAAGAATTTTCTTAAATGTTGCTTCGTTTGTATAAACTGCAGTTACGTTACTTGTTGAACCGCCTGTAAGTGCTTCAACTTGGAACATTACACCATTTACTTTAACTAAAGCACGTTTGCCTTCAGTATAAATTACTGTGCCTGTTGCACCACTTGTTGCACCTGTAATTGCTGTGCCTTTTGCAGGAACATCAGCAACATTAGCAAATTCAAGAATTTGACCTGCTTTAGCAGTATCAGTTTGCTCTGCAGGTTTGCCGTTACCTGTATATCTATTTACCAATGAATAAATGAAGCCTGTTGGCATTGCCATTGGTTGTATGCCAAGAAGTTCATTAGCGATTAGGGTTGGATAAACACGTCTTACCAAAGGCATCATAATAGGCGTAAATTGTGAAATATCGCCTGCTACGGTGCTTTCGTTCATTAGTCTATCTATTTCAGCACTTGTATTGTTAAGTAGAATAGTCATTACTGACTTATCTGCTTCACTAAGCATTGGTGCTTTAGTGCTTTCAAGAAGCATTTTCAAATCTTTATCATTAAGCATTTTATAAAATCCTTTAATTTAGTTTATTATATTTATATTTATCATTTTGTTAAAAATTTTTTAAGAATTAGATTAACTTAAATTAATCTTTTCCAACTTGAACTATCTAAACTTGGTTTTGCAGATTCGTTAATTTCTTTTTTCTCAACTCTAACATCATCAGCAACACCTTTTACACTTTCACGAAGTGATTTAAGTTTATCGAAATAATCAGATGTTTGCTCGAATTTAATCAATTTTGCTAATTCTTCAAATTTCTTTTGCTCTACAAGACTTAAACCTTCTTTAAGTTCTGTAATAGTGCCATATTGTATCATTGTTTCAGATGATTCTGTTAAATCTTTATATTTCTTACTCAAAGAACTATATTTTTTCTCTAGGTCTTTAAGTTTTGTTTGATAAGATTTATCAGAAATTTCACTTTGAATTCTACCAACATTTACACCTGTTGCAAGCAATGATACATCAAATGCTTCTGCAAGAGTTTCAGCACGTTTAACTGCAAGTTCGCCATTAAGTGATGATTTTATCTCTGCTACCACATCTTTGATAGACTCATTAACATATTTATCAAGATTTCTTACAATTTTCTTAGTTATAGTATTTAAATTCTCATTATAAGATTTCTCTAATATTTTTTGTTTTTCTGCTATTTCTGTATTTGCTATTTCGGTCGCTTTAAGTTCAACAGATTCATTAAACATTTGTTCTAGTTCTGCTTTTGTTTCAGCAGTTAGAATGCTAGAATCTATTGACTCTAATAACTTCTCTAACATTAAATAATCCTTTTTTATAGTTTTATTTTATTTATCTAAATAGTTTAAATTTATATTAAAAAGAACTTAATAATTCTTTAAACTTGTTTTTAAGTTCTTGATTAAATCTATTTAGGTCTTGCTCTGATAATTCAGATTTTTCGTCTTTGTCGTTTTTATCGTCTTTGTCTTCATCTTCCTTATCTTTCTCAGTATTCTTAGTATCATCAGTATTATCAGTATCATCTGTTTCATCATCGTTTAAAATTTCAACTTCATCTTTAGTTTCTTTATCTTCAGTATCTTTGGAGTCATCTTCTTTGATTGACTTTTTTGATTTTTTGCTTGATTTACCTGAATTAACTTCTACAATTTTATCATCTACTATATCAAATTCTTTATCCATTAAAATTCCTTCATTAAGTTGATAAGATTCTACTAATCCATTCATTGTTGCATTATAATCGGACGGAGTATCAACAACATCATAAGTAATAAGTTTAAAATCTTCAACTATACCATTTTTTACAGAACCTAGACTTCTGCTTGATACGGACAATTTAATGCCATTGTCAATAAGTGATTTAAGTTGTCTTGCTTGTTCGTTATCCAAAAGCGTTGCTTCACCCATTACGTATTTTCCTGTTTGGTCTATGTAAAGTTTATCAATAGCAATTACACCTTTCATTGGGTCAATATTGCTTCTTGGTGGGTGTTGCCACTCGCCTAATCTATTAATAGAACCTGTTTCTATTACTTCTTGATATTCTTTAACATTTCTTTCCCAAAGATGTTTAGGATAAATACGACCATTTCTGTTTTTCTCGCCTATTGTAGAAAAAATACCTTTTATTTTATATTTTTTTGTAGGTAATCCTGTTGTTTCATTAATTGATTCTTCAACAGAAAAATTAGGCGATTCTAAATCATACATTAATTTCAATTTGAATCCTTAATAATTTGATTTCTTTATATTTATAGTAGTATTTATTTGATTTTATTAAATTGTTTAGATATCTGATTTTTATTAACTACTTAAACTTTACTTAAGATTTATAATTAATTATTTTGTTTAAGGATTAATTAAGTAGTTAATAAATTTAGGATATGAATTTAAATTCTGAATTTATTTGATTCTATATTATAGAGATTTGATTAAAAATTTAAATTCATATGCAGATTTTATTAACTACTTAAATAAAACTTAAAAATTAAAACTAATTAAATAAATTCAGTTAGTATTAAGTAGTTAATAAAAATATGATATGAATTCATTTTATGTTTTTGCTGTAAGCAAGA